TACGTTCTGAATAGTTATTGGAGACGTCATTTTTACGTCCTTTTTTCGTTTGACCCTCGAGGATACAGACATGATTTTATTTTGAAAAGTGACATTTTTACCATTTTTTCAATTGAAATTTTTGTATTTTTAACATTTTCTCTAAAATTACAACATGTCTAGAGATCATTTACTATAAATTTTACACATGAAAAGTTCTAATTAAATAATTATACTATTTATTAACTTTATAATAACACAATTAAAATAATATTGAAGAAAATAACATTAATTTAGTTATGTTAATATATACACTTACAATTATAATTATTTTTAAATATCATATTATTATTAAATTTTCACATAAAACAAAAAATAATTATTTGTATGATTATAAAAATGATTCCCCTTCTAGTCACAGGCGCTTGTGGATTTATTGGTAGTAACCTCGTTAATTATTTATATAAAACTAAAAAATATAAAATTATTAACATTGATGCAATGTATTATTGTGCAGATGAAAATAACGTTGATAAGGAAGTAAGAGAATCAGAAAATTATCATTTTATTAAGTGTAATCTTAACAATTCAGAACTTATTAAAATAATTCTTAATAAATATCAAATAACACATGTTATTCATTTAGCAGCGCAAAGTCATGTTCAAAATTCGTTTGAAAATTCTTTACAATTTACTACAGATAATGTTCTTGGAACAAATACTCTTCTTGAAGAATGTAGAAAGTATGGTAAAATAGAAAGATTTGTTAACTGTAGCACAGATGAAGTATACGGTGAAAGTAATTTATGTGGTGATGAACAAGTTATGACAGAAGAATCTATTTTAAACCCAAGCAACCCATATTCAGCGAGTAAGGCAGGTGCAGATTTACTTGGACAAAGCTACTATACTTCATTTAAAATGCCAATTATCACTTCTCGTGGTAACAATACATATGGACCAAATCAACATGTTGAAAAATTAATTCCAAGATTTATTCAATTACTCAGAAATAATGAAAAGGTTACAATTCAGGGTAAAGGAGATAATGTAAGAGCGTTTTTACACGTATCAGATACTGCACGTGCCTTTGAAGCAATGTTGGAGCGAGGTGAAGTAGGTGAAATTTATAATATTGGATGTGATCCACATGGTATGGAATATTCTGTTATGGATGTTGCTAAAATGCTAATTCGTAAAATTAAACACACTGAAGATTATGATCAGTGGATTACTTATATTCCTGATAGGCCATTTAACGACTTGAGATACTATCTCTCAAATTCTAAAATTAAAACTCTCGGTTGGGATGTTACAATTCAATTTGAAGATGGTATCGATGAACTTTTAAAACTATAATGATTTTAAAATTTGATATACTTTGAATAAAATAAAACCTATTATAATTAAAATAATACTTTTAATCGTATTGTCATGTATAAAAAATGAAATCATAACCACATTTTCAAATTAAAAAATGTCATCAAATGAACCAAGAAGATATTGTAATTGTATTATTATCACAAGAATAAACGATCCAGAGTGTACTACCCGTGATCTTGAAGATTCATTTAGTTATTTTGGTAGATTAACAAGTATTTCAGTTAAAAATAAAATGTGGGTCATACATTTTGATGATAGAAAACCTCGTGATAAAGCTCTTGAATATTATAAGGATAGTAAACATTATGATATTGAATCTTTGAATTAAGTAAAAAATTTTTTACTTAATAAAAATGAACAATCTTGAGACGTTAAGAATTGATGAATTATCCAACATATTGAAATTTAAAGGTGTAAATGTTGATGAATTTATTAAAAATTCACTAATCCAATATATAAATCATATTGATGGTCAATATGAAAATAACAAAAAGAGAAAACAAGATGATGATAATGAGGAACAATGTGTCAATTGTATTGTTGTTACATGGTCAAAAAATCCAAATATTAATAACCATGATATTGATGATATATTTTGTATATTTGGTAAATTAACAAATATTACTATGAAAAATAATAGATGGGTTGTACATTTTGATGATGCTAGAGATCGTGATGATGCTATTCGTGCCTTTAGAGGTAGTAGAGATTTTGATATGGAAGCTTTAAATTAAATATGTATAATTATACATATATTATTCTTTTGATGTATACCAAAATGCATCATCATAATTACATGAATCACAAGTAACTTTATCGTACCATTCAATCATAGATTTTGAGAGATCATCACCATCATAATTATCCAATGAACATTCACTACATGTGTCAATAATATTATCATCTTTATCAACGATAACACAAATTGGATTTTCACCAGGAAATCCATTGATCATTTTATAACTACATTCATTAAATGTGATTAAAACAAATCCTTCTTCACTTGCTTCTAAATCATCATAATCTTCACCTTCTTCTCTTTCATCATCGGTGAAATCTGTAAGTAACATTTCATATTTTAAGTTTTTATTGGGTGTGATCATGTTGTTGTACATAACTTTTGATTCTTTAACCGAAAACATTTTATTTTTATATGTACATAAATTTTCATTTTTTCAAAAATATCAATCTATATAAATATATCATTTAAATCATTAAAATCATCATTAAACATATATTCATAAAATGTATTTTTAATTTTATTTTCTATAGGTACATAGTTATTTAATAACTCAATAATTTTATCATAACAATCATCGAGATTAGGAAATGCCCATTTAGCATTTTTAATTCGATAAACATGATTTAATGAATCTACAATATCAATATTTTTTAACTCATAATCAATAAGTGTAGAATTATCATCATTTAAAAATTCTACAATAGAAGAATAATTTGTTGTAATACAATGTTTCCCATATTCAATTGATTTTAAAAATGTTAAACCTAAACCTTCAGATCTTTGTAGAGAAAAATAAAAATCTGAATATTTATGTAGTGAGTTTATCTCATTTGTATTTATATAATCATTCAAATGAAAAATATCAATGTTATCTGGACATTTACATATTTTATCTGATATAAAAATTTTATCTAAATGTTCATTTTCACCTTTAAATAAAAGTCCCGTTGGTACACTTTTAATGATAAGCTTAATATCTCTATTTGTTTCTAATAATTTTAAGAATATATTAAGTACATCAGTAGGATTTTTTCTGTTTTCATCACTATTAAATGAAAAATTAAGAAAGAACACAATTTTGTTAGACCACCCGAGTTTTTCTTTAATCTTTATATCAACATTTTCTTTAATCATAGAATAATCAAAATATCTAACATATTCAACTGAACAATTTAATTTATTGTCATTTATATATGTTTCATATGTTTTTTTATTGAAATATGATGAAACTAAAATTACATCAATATTTTTAATTTCATGAGATAAGTTTTCATGAATTGTATCAAGTTCCCAAAAAGTATATAGGTATGTCTTTCTTTTTGGTATGAACTCATAAAAATTATTGAATGAAAAATTAGATGGATGATAATCTAATGAGTGATGATTTAAAATAAAAAGATATTCATCTTGTCCACTAGATTCTATTGAAATAAATTTAACAATTTCATTGATATCATCATTTAAATTTATGGGTACAATATTAATATCTGTAAGATATCGTTTTAATTTCTCTATAATGTTAACAGTTGTATTAGAATTACCATATTTTATATTGTTAATATCATCTATATAAAACATAAATAAATTCTTTTTATAATCATGTTTTATATGTGGTACTATTAATTTAAAGTTTTCAAAATCATTGAAATATCTATTATATTCTGGTAAATATTTAAATTGATCAACTTTAAGTGCAAATGTATTATTCCTGTATACCCAGTTTTTATTATCTTCATCAAAACCTGTATTTAAATTATCAAATTTAACTATAGAATTTAATGAATCATTATTATTTTCATATTCAGAAAAATTAGATATAGAAATAAACGAATCATCTAAAGATATAGTATCTGAAAAATGTGACCATATATCATATTTTATGTTATAATATAATATTGTTTTTTCCATTATGTTAACTCCATTTATTGGTAATATGACAGAATCATTCAGTTTAATTATATTTGAATATATACATTTATTTAACTCTGATAATTTATGTTCAAAAACAATATTTTCATCAGTATCAATATAATTTATTTCAAAGTTATGATATCCATTTATATATCCTGAGTTTGTATAAAAGATTATTTTATAGTTTAGTTTTTTAAATATGTCTAATATTTTAAGTACATATGGTTGAATATATAAATCACCATTAAAAGTATGAAAATACATTACCATATTTAATTTATCGAATGATCTACCTTCGGTCTTACCATGATTTACCCAATGATCTCTAGCCGTTTCTTCTGTTGTTATACCATTATTTCGTAAATCTTCGTATTTTTCTACATAAGATTCCCATACAAAATTATCCATTTTATATATGTTGAAAAATTGAATTAAATATAAAAATTTATATTTATATAAAATGGAAATAATTAACATAACTAATAAACTAAATGTTCAAGATATATATTTTTCGAATATATATGGTAATGCATGTGAATATTCAGACAATGCATGTTGGGAATGTTGTAAATATAAAGATTTAATATATGTGTATCTTAAAAAACCTTATGAATTCGAAAATATAATTTATTATGATTTAATTACACCATATGGATATTCTGGATATAATTATACACACGTTGAAACTTTTGATGAATTTATAATACTCTTTCGTGTAAAAGCAAAGGAATTAAATTATTTAACCGAAGTTATCAAACAAACTCCATATTTTGGTATTAAATTAAACAAATATTATAATGTTATAACTTCTAAAAAAATATTCAGTGTTGATTTAACAAAATATTCAAACTTTGAAGCTTGTTTAAAGGATACTGGTAAAAATAATAAATGTGAATATAATTATGCTCTAAAACATGGTTTTAAATATTTAAAAGAAGAATATAATTATGAAAATATTCAAAAATTTTTACCTATTTATAACTCAACTATGGATGATTTAAATTCAGATAATTATTATTATTTTAACATTGATTATTATCATTCATTAATTTCATTTGGTGATAATATTTTCTTTGCAAATATTTACAGTGAAAATAAAATTGTATCATCAAATATAATATTTGAGTATGATAATTTTTTACATTATCATTTATCTGGTACATTAAGTGAATATCGTAAATTTAAATTAAGTAATTTTTTATTTTCAAATGTCATTAAATATGGAATTAATAGTAAGAAAAAAATGTATCATCTTGGTGGTGGTTTAAAAGACAATGATTCATTGTCTTTTTTTAAAAATAAACATTCTAATGTAAATTATGATTTTATAATTTACAAAAATGTTTTAAATGATGATGTGTATGATAAAATTAAATCAACTTTATCAAAATCATCATATTTTCCAATACACAGAGAATAGTTTTTATATGTTATTATTGATAGTATTTATTTTACATGCTATATATTTCATGTCATCAATATTATATCTTTGATCTATTGGAATGTATAATATATTGTCATATAAAAATTTATTACATAAATTATGTTTATCAAAATCCATATTCCAATACATTGGGCAATATATTTTATTTTTAATAAGATAATTTCGTACGTTATCCCTTTTATTTTTTGTTTCAAATATTAAAGGAAATATAAAATATAATGAATTGTTGGATTTTATTGTTTCACAATTTAGTATATTGTTTTTTAATTCATTATAATTGTCAATTCGTTTATTTTTATCATTAATATCATATGAGAAACGATAAAATAAATAATTAATATAATCAAAATCTTCATACGTTATATTATCAATTTTAGACTCACTAAAAATTAACAATGGATACCATATATTTTTTAAAAAATAATAATTTTTTAATATCATTGCAACTATTCGTGTAAAATTTATAAAAATATAATAAAAATCAAACGTATTTTTCTGATCAATATTCATTAATTTATATTTATCATTTACTAAACATCCAAATGGTACATCTAAACTTTTTCTATAACTACATAGTGAAATATCACCATATGATTCAGTGTCGTAAATATTATGTGTAAAATCTTCAATAATTATAATTTTTTCCCGTTTACATATATCAACAATATCTTGAATATTTTTATCTATATTTCCAAAAAAATTTATTATCAATATTGATTTGTATGTATTTTTAATTAATAGTGTTTCAATATTTTCAAAATTTATATTTAAATCATTGTCTATTTTATAATAATCATAACAATTAAAACAATTATGTATGCTTTCGCATAAAAAATTAGGTATCAAACATTTATCATTATTAAATAATATACACTTCAATATTTTTTTTAATGCAATTCTACCAGAAACAAAATAATAATCGTTTTGTTTCTTGAATGATAAATTAAATGATCCACCATATTCTTTATTCATGTTATTTTTATAACATTATGAATTATTTTTAATATATTTTTTTATTTCATTGTTTATGTCTTTTTTATTTTTAGTTTTTTTGTTTTTAAATACAGAATAATCATAATTTTCATGATTTTCAGGTGATGTTGTTATATCTATGTATTCTTTCGTATCATTATCTAATGTCATACCACAAAATAAAAAAATATTTTCTATTGTATTATATGTATTTTCAACTAAATCTTCATAATTAACAATATAAATATTGTCAGGATATTTTTCTTTAGTTTTCATGTATAAATTTTTTATTTCAAGCCATTTATTAAATCCAAAATCATTCTCAATTATTCCATTATTTTTATCATCACCATTCAACCAATCTTGTAATTTTTCATGTCCCGCATTTATTTGGGAAGATATAACATCAATTGGATTTCTTATTAAAGCAATTATTTTTATATTTGGATCAAGTTTTATAAATGTTTCAAATAAATAATTATGTGAAACATGTTTTACAACAGTATAATTAATATCATATTTATCACAAATAGTTTTTTTATTTTTACCATTATTTGTATGGTATGATGAATTCATTGTACAAAAATCATCACTTGTATTATTAATATCGCCAATAAATTTATTAAAATCATCAACAGTCGAATTTTCATCAATTCTATTTTTAAATTCATATGAAAATAATGGTTGATATAAACATTTAGTTTTTTTGTGTGAATTAAAAATTGATAATAACCACGATGAACCACTTCTTGGAACACTTTGAATGAATATTTTATTACAATCTGTCATTTTTAAATAAATTTTATTTTATTTTATTAAAAAAAATGACAGATTGGGTTGATACAAAAAACATAGACGGTGAACATATTTCATCTTTATTAAGTGAATCTATTAAAACAGGTAATTTTACTAATTATGGTCCATTAGTAAAAATGTTAGAGTGTGAACTAACTAATATTATGTCAATTTCAGATGAAAATTGTGTTGTTGTTACAAATAATGGTGCAAATGCATTACATGCTTTGGTAAATGCATTGAATTTATATTCGTGTAAAAATTTAAAATTTACAACACAAGATTTTACTTTCCCTTCAGCATTACAATGTGTTTTAAAAAATTCTGATGTTGTTGATGTTGATAATGATATGCAATTTGATTTAAATGGTGTAAATAGTGATACTGACGGATTATTAGTTACAAATTTATTTGGTCATTGTTGTGATATAGATAAGTATGTAAAATATTGCAAAGATAAATTTTTAATTTTTGATAATGCTACATGTCCTTTAACATATTATAATGGTAAAAATATAAATAATTATGGTGATGGTTGTATAATTAGTTTACATCATACAAAACCATTAGGTTTTGGAGAGGGTGGTGCTATTATTTGTAGTAAAAAATATGAAGAATCTGTTAGACGTATTATAAATTTTGGATATCAAAATACAGTACCACGTATTTGGCACCCTTATGGTGGAAATTATAAAATGTCTGATATTTCTGCAGCATATTGTATATCATATTTAAGAAATACAGATGAAATAGAAAAACATTACATATCAATTTATGATTTTTTCATGTATGAAACTAAAGATATTAAAATTAAACATTTTCCAACTAAATCTGATAAAACATCACTTGTTAGTTGCATTCCATTTTTTGTTGAAAAAAACAGAAATAAAATTTTAAATGAACTAAATAGTGAAGGTATAAAAGCATGTAAATACTATCCACCATTAACTGGATTACCCATGTCTGTTAATAAATTTAACAATATTATATGCTTACCTCTACATAGGGGTGTGAATAAAGAAATAATTAACACATGTATAGAAATAATAAAAAAATACATTTAAATATTATTCAGAAATTTCTGAATAAATTTGGTTTTAATTAGACTTGATTGAACATTTCATTTCCATTGTGGAAATTTAAAAATCCTTTTAAACTTGTAACAATTTCCATTTCATGTTTTGATATATTTTTTACTTTTACTGTTTCAAAATGTATAAAATTTATAATATTATCCATGTTAGTTTCAATAAATAATTTAAGATTTTTATGTTTAAAAATCTTATAATTTGCAGTATTTCTACAAAATCTTCGCGTTATAAATCCATATGTACCTTGTACTATAAAATGTGCCAAATAAAATGGTACATCATTAAATTTGTAATTTGTTAATTTATCTTCAACATGATCATTTAATGACACATCACCAAAAATATTTTTGACAATTGAATTTTCTTTTAACATAAAATAATGTGGATTGTTACATCCGCATATTTTTGATACTCTTGTTAAGGATTTTATATGATTATATAATTTATTAAATGATTTTGTGAATATTTTTTTAGGGTTACTAAGATCTTCACATTTTTTAATACCGTTATTTCCAAATAATAACCAATTAATTTTAATAGAATCAAAATCATCAAATTGTTCAATAATATCTTTTATATTTTTATTACTGTTTATTTTAAGATATTCATCCATATCAATATAAAAACAAAAATCCATATTTTCCTTTATCACAGGCAAAATATTATCCATAAAATATTCATTGTTGTTTAAATTTTTAATATTATTATCAATTAAATCTTCATTTCTAATAATTTTATATTTACCATCATATTCTTTGTTATTTTCGGAATTAATAACATCTTGAATAGACGGGTATGACATGTCGTCATAAAATAATATGAAATCAAAACCAATATTATAATAATGTTTCATGAAATTTATGATATTTTTTTCATTTTTTGATCTTACGTATATTCCAGTAGTCATATTTTATTAAATATAAATAAAATATTATTTTATATTTGAATATTTTTCAACAATTATATCTGGATTTATACCAGTTATTTTTTGATATATTCCTATTGGACCATGTGGACCAAAATGAAGATATCTTAAAATATGATTAAGATATTTGTTATTGATAAAATCAAGGTTTAAATAATTACAATTGTATTTCCATTTAATTGCAAATGTATTTTCATCATTAATCCACTGGTATATATTATGTGGATAATTTGGTGTTATATGATCATAATAATTAAATTTTTCATATGGTAAAACTGTAGAATGTATAAATCCAGCATTTAATAAATGTTGAAGAATTTTTACTTCTATTTCTTTAACATAATATATTTTTTCAATTTTATTAAAATCTATTCCATCAAGTTTACTTGTTAAAAAATCCAAAAGTGTATCAAGTAAATCAATTTTAAATTCTAATAATATTCCAATTAAATGATGTTGTATTTCTGGTGAACTCCAATGTCCCCAAAAATCAGTACCATTTCTTTGTTTATTTACAACATCATTAAAATGTTTCACACCATTAATTGGAAAAATAACACTATCATTAGTTATAAATAAGTATTTATATTTCAATTTAAACATTTTAATATTATCTTTGATTACATTTTTGTATGTAATTAAATCAGTACCCGCTCCATAGTTTTTATAATAATGAATTTTAAATGGTAAATCAATATTATTTATAGTATCACATGATGTACAAAAATATATGTCATAACCAGATAAAATCAAACATCTTAATCCATCTAAAACATATTCTTTGATGATATTGTCAACATCAAAATGGTGATAAATTGCAACACTAGTGTTGCAATTTTTTTGTATTGGAAACGTCACAATTTCTTCTGTGTAACCATACAATTCATAAAATTCTTTCTTTGAATTCCAATTTAAATTATTACATTGAATTGGTAAATTATCATAATCAATTTCATATTTTATAATGCTATTTTTAAAATTTGAATTTTCATATAATATCTTTTTACATTTATCATAATTTACTGGTAAAGATATTCTATTATTACCATCCCTCCATATATTTTTGTAAAAAATAACATTATCAATTGGTAAATTTTTACCATCATATGATAAATATCTATCCTGATGAAGATTATTATTTAATTTAACATTTTTGTAATTTTCTTGGTCATATATTAAACATGATATTTTATATTTATTTTTTAATAATAAACGTGATAAACCATATTCTCCTGTTAATATACAATCAATTTTGTCAATTTTTTTCCCAAAAACGGTATTTGTGTATATTTTTATTTTTGATGTACTTGTTTCATGTTTATTTGTAATTTGATTATTTGTTAATAGTGACATAATATTATCAGTACTTTTTAATAAAAAACAATATGATGAACAACGAAATCCAGGTCCACCAGCGTCTGATTCTGGTAAACTTGTTATAATATTAGAACATATTACAGAATTTTCATTTATTAATTTGTCATAATATGGTAAAATCCAATGATTATTTTTATCACTTGAAATTAATGGTCCTAAAACACTACAATTAATAAAAAATATATTGTCATATAAATTACATATTTTATCATTGTATATATTTTCTAAATATTTTATACCATTATACCAACCCTCAAAATCCATACAATTATCTTCTCTAAGAACTTTAATATTTGGTTCATTTGGAATAAGAATTTCACATTGATGACCATTAATAACAAATAAATAATCTACATTAATTTTCATCCAATTATTTTTGTTTACACCATGTTTAATAAAATATGATAAATTTGTTTGATTTTTTTTAAACCCATTAATTTCATAATATACATAAATAACCAAGAATTTTATTGTTTCCATATTATTTTAATTAAAGTTTAATATTTTTAAATAATTTATTTGTGGAATATTACCAATAAAAAAGTTTATTTTATTCAAATTAATTGTACAAACATTTTTAATTATGTTTATAATTTCATCTATATCACAATTAATATTAATACCATTAGCTTCATCATATAAAATTGATTTATCATTTAAATATAAATCAACAGTTTCATCTGAATTTAAAAATTTATCTAATTGTAAATAATCATATGTTTTTAAATCATCAACATCTAAAATAATACAAATATTATCATTTGATAATTTATAATTTATAACAGATTGTTTAGCATACATTTTACGGATAGAATAATTTTTATCACTGTTATTTTTATTGTAATGATCCATTACTTCATCATCAGATAACAATGATAAATCTTTATTTATACATTTGTATATATCTAAATTTAATTTATTATTTTCTTGTATTTCACCATTTTCATCAATACCTACAATTTCACCACCAAGACATGTACATGATAATCCATGAAAATATTCCCATGCATGAGTACGTCTTGAAATATCATTAATTAAAGCACCATGTTCTAATATAGAAAATTCATAATCTAAATTAACATGTTCAAATATTTTAAAATATTCTTTGTTGCATGCAAATGTAGTTCCAGCAATAAAATAACTTTCTTCAGCAAAATTTTTAATATAACAAGGATTTGGAATTCTATGAAATTCAGTTTTACCAAATATAGACCAATGATTTTTAGCTTCATCAGTTGACATAAAACTTAAATCTGATTCATAAGTTTTATAAAAATTGTGATTTACATTCAATGTTTCTCTATCATATTCTGTTGAGTTTATATCATATATATATTCGTCCATATATTGTTTGTATTCATAAATATATTGCTTATCAATATTATTTCTATCAAGTATAGATATAACATCTCTTCTATTTGTAAGTTTATTATTTGAATATTTATATTTATTTGATCCAACAATAATTGGTTTATCTTCATCTAAAATATGATCAATTTTGTTATTTATTATTGGGTTTAACATTTCATCACGCCAACTTTTATTTGTTTTAGTGTGAATTACATATAAATGTTCAATCTTATCATAATGTTCACTTTCAATTATTTTCTTCATATTATTTAAAAATCCACCAACATCCATACCTTGATTTTTATTAAATGTAATCACAGCATTTGGGAACAATTTACGTGTTTTATCCAAATTTTCTTCTTTATTTACAGAAATAAAAAATAAATGATATTCATTGTAAAAAAAATCTCTATAATTAATGATCATTTCATATAGTACTTTCATATTACCATTATGTAATGAAATTGCAGTGTATTTACCATTATTTAATTTAATTTTTATATCTGGTACTTCAAATTCACTTAAAATTTCTAAATCATCAGCTTTATATTTTCTACCCTCTGAATAACCATGATTTAAATAGTGTTTATGTACACTATTTACATCTAAATGTGAAAGATCTGGGTGTAAATTTTGATAAGTTTTGTTATTAAAATCTTCAGGTAACATTTTAGCTTTATAATTTAATATATCTGACATATATTTATGTAATATAACGTTTTGGTCAACTTTATATTTTCGACCTTCAGCCCAACCATGATTTATGAAATGTTTATGTATACTATTTACATCTAAATGTGAAAGATCTAAATGTAAACTTTGATAAATTTTATTATTAAAATCTTTAGGTAACATATTATTATTGTATGTTGTAAATTGTATTTTTTTAAGTTTAACAACTGGGTAATTTTTATTATTGAGATATTTTTGACAGTATGGTTCAATAAAATGTATGTTTATATTCTTTTTAGGTGAGTCAAATAAATAATTACATGTTCTAAAAATTTTATATGAATCAATTTCAAAAAATCTTATCAATGCAGCAAGTTGTAATTCTTTACCTATCATCATTTCATAATTTTTCATGGATTTATTAAATCCATTGATATTGTATCTTCTTAAAAAATCTGTATAATGACTTTCACCTTCATGTGAAAGTAATAAAGATGTCATTTCAACTTTATCATTGAATAATTTTGTAAAATCATTTATTTCTCTTATTAATAGATAACTATCATTTGTAACAATAATATTATTAAAAATAGAATCATATGAATTTAAATAATAGTTTTTATAATAATTATGAATTTTAGAATAACATATTCTATCATCATTAATTGCATATTTAAAGTATATAATAGTTTCATCATTGTTTTTTATAAACTTCCCATCTTGTATACCAGTTGTAAAATAAAATGTTTCAATATCTTTATTTGATAAATTATTTGATAGATTATGTTTATTCTTATAATTAGACCACAATTCATCAGAACTTATCAAACAATTATCATTAGGAATATAATTATCTAAAGAAATATTCTTAAATTCATTGGAATTTATGATGACAATTTTTTTATTAAACTTAGATAAATATTCAATGTTAGTTTTAAGACTCTTAATTTTAAGGTCACTATTTGTATGACATGCTATTAGACAGATGTTCATGGTTTTTAATATTAAATTTAATATTAATTTTTTTAAATATGTCCAGCATATCTTGAAAATGCAATAACATCTCTAATTGAATCAGCTTCGGTTACAAGCCTAATTAAACGCTCAAACCCAATACCAAATCCACCAGTCGGTAACCCACCATCATATCGAAGATCAATATACCATTGTAAATCAGAAGTTGGTACACCTTTCTCATTCATCGTACTAACTAACTTATCAGGATCATCTTCTCTCATAGAACCACCACAAAGTTCACCAATTCCTGGAACAATAAGATCAACAGCTTGACATGTTAGTTTATCATCATTCTCCTTCATATAAAATGACTTTAAAGACTTGGGATAATCTGTGATGAAAACTGGTGAACTATATAAAGTTTCACAAATATATCTTTCGTGTTCGGAGTGTAAATCCATACCCCACTCAATTACATTCTGTTCAAACTTATCAGGTTTACACTTTTTAAGTTCAAGAATAACATCAGTATATGAAATCTTAGGAAACTCATCAATTTCTAATATACTATTTAACTTATCACGAAGACCAGGTGAAATTGTGTTCTCCAAATATACAATATCACCAATACTCTTTTCAAGAACTTCTCTAATTACAAACTTAATCATGTCCTCTTCTAACTGCATCAACTTATGATATCTAGTTCTTTCACACTCATCATCAAATACCATTTCAGGTTCTAACATCCAAAATTCAGATAAATGTCTAGATGTGTTAGAGTTTTCAGCCCTAAATGTAGGACCAAATGTAAATACTCTACCTAAAGTTTGTGCAAGAGCTTCAGCTTCAAGTTGACCAGAAACAGTAAGATTTGCCTTACATCCAAAGAAATCATCCTTATACTTATCTTCAGAAGAATCAATTTTATCTAAATCAAGCGTAGTAACTTGAAACATTTCACCTGCACCTTCACAATCCGATTTAGTAATAAGTGGTGTATCAACCTGAATAAACTGTTTACTCTCAAAAAACTTATATAAAGCCATCTTAAGAGTACTTCTAATTCTAAAAATTGCTTGTAACTTAGTCTCACGAAATCTTCCATAAGTATCTGATCTAACTGTAATTAATCGTTCCTTATGAGTTAAAGAAGTAACCTTCTTACCACGCTTAGTCATTTCTGCACCATATGGATAAGTTTTAGGGTCTCGAACCAAACTTATAAGCTTACAATCCTTTATTACAATTTCAATATCTTGACCCTTTGATGGAGAATCAACTATTGTACCATAAAGTACAACACTACAGCCTGGTGTAATATCTTCATGAAATACACTTTTATCATCTTCAAACTCATGAATAAACTGTAAGTTTGTTGCTTCACTACCATCACAAATAGAACCAAATATTCTATTCCCCTGTGATTTATATCTAATTATCCTTCCCATAATTGAAATTTCCCTACCAACGAAGTTCTCAAAGTTATTTAAAATAGTTTTAATTGTTATAACTGACATGTTTTATTATTTTAAAATTGTACTTATTTTTCATTTTTAAATAGTTAATAATTTTTTAAATAGTTAGTAATTTCTTTATTTTTGTAACTAGTAGAATAATTATAAGCAGTTGTTTTTATAAAATACTTTGACACATATTCACATGCAATTTTTACAATATCTATTTGACCGGTTAAAATACCATTTAACAATGATAAATTTAATTCTGATTCTTCATTAATTAAAGTTATTAAGTATTTAAAACTTTCACATGAATTAAATTCATATGAATATTTAAATAATATTAAAATTATTTCTTTATTAATATTTTTTGAAAATACATATTTCATCATTTTAACTTGATTTCTAGAACATAACTGTTTCATTAAAATCAAAGTTTTATCGTAAATATTGTAAATATACTCATTATTGTTATTGTTTTCAAGTACAAGTAAATCATTTTTAAAAGTATGATCATAAAAAAACTCAAATAATTTTAAATAACCTAATGCACCTGATAAATTTACACAATTATTTAATATTTCATGAAATAATAAATAATTGAATTTTTCTTTATCAAAAATAAATTTAACAATATCTACGTTGTTAAAATTAACTGCTTTTAATAAAATTTCATTGTAATTAAATCTAAAGTATTTGGATATTTTTTTAAATATATCTAAATTACCATTTTTTGCAGCTAATAATAAAGATTTAGATGGATTCATATATATAAAATTTACTTTATCAATTAATATTTGTATAATTAATAAATTATTTCGTTCCAATGCATAATTTAATAATTTAACTGAAACAGAACAGAATTTTAAGGCATAATTAACCATTTCAACACTATCACTTTCAATTGCATATATTAAAATGTTTTTCTTAAAAATGTTTGTAAACCATGGTTCAAGTCTCTTTATTTCCTCTAGATCTGAACCTACAGTATAAAAATGTAGCTTACGATTTAAGTTAAATATCTCTTCTACATCAATTTCATCATCATCATCAGAATCATATAAATCTTCATAATATTCATTTTGATGATCTTCCTCTATCATTTCAAAATCATATGCCATATTTAAAAATATATGATCAATTACATTTTGAAATCTTTCTTTATCATTTTCACTAACATTGTTGACTTTACCTTTAATTGCATGTACTAAAGCTTTTTTATAATAATTATCATCGACATCTTTAAAAATTTCAATAATTTCAAGATAACCATATTTAGCGGCTAATATATATAATTCACCATATTCTCCCCCGTTAATAATAATATTATCATAATATTTTAATAAAAATTTAAGAATATCTAAATGACCATATTGTACAGCTAGTTTAATAGAATTTAAACTATTATGATTATTATCATCTCGCGTTTTATGACTTAAAATTACCTTCATAAGATTAAAATTACCATTTATTATACATGAGTCAAAAAGTCTAAGAGTAATAATTAATTTATTAGATTCATCATATAACATTGGATGTAATTCTTGTGTTAATAAAGGTTTATTTTGTGTTAAAATAATAAGAATATCATTAACTTTATTACACATTAATTTATCCAAAGTAAATATTATATCTATTAAATTTTTAGAATCAATATTGTAATCATCATTGTATATTTTATACAAATGATTGTAATCTAATTTGGTACCATTTAGAATTATTTGTTCATTATTAAAATTAATTAGGAATCCTAATATTTTATCGTCTTGTTCATATACATCTTCATCATCATCTTGATAATCTTCTGTAATTGTTTCCATTAGTAAATATGAATCATTGAATATTTTTTGGATTGTTTCAGACTTCTCAGTTTCAGTTTTTCCATGAATTTTAGTAAATACTTGATTAAAACGTAACATATTTTAATAATTGAAAAAATATATATATATTTATCAATTTGAAAAATGTCAATCAACGAGTTATTAGAAATCAAACAAATTACAGGGGTTACTACTTCATCATGTATCACAATTTTTGCATCAAATAATTATTGTTTTTAGCAAATTTTTAACAAAGGAAATTGCGTCGAGTCACAACATAAAAGATAGACTCAACCGAAAACGTGTGACTACAACATTGACACGTCTAAATGAACATATTAAGACGATGAAGTTAACAGAATACAAAAATGGAATATTTTTCTTTTTTGGATTCGATGAGTATGACAATTTTATAACAAAGGTGTTACAGCCACAAATATCATATTCTGGATTCTTTTATTCATGTTCTGATAAATTTGAAACAGATTTAATACTACCATACTTTGAAGATAAATACGGTAGTATAACATTTATAAATGGTGATATTTGTTATATTTATACATTCACAAAAGGTTTATTTGTAAAATATAAAACTATAGATGGTAATTTACAAAAACGTCAAAGAAAGGGTGGTCAATCAGCATTACGAATTTCAAGATTAGCTGAAGAAACGAGGGATAATTATATAACACGTGTAACAGATAGTATAAATAGTATTAGATCAATAGATGATTATGATAAATATGTACACTGGTGTTTCGGTGGTGATGAGATGAGAAATAAACTTTTAACAAATAAAAAACTACTTGTTGACCTAAAAGATGGTAAGTTTTTAAACTTTACAAATAGAACAATTGAATCAAATAAGTGGATTACATATTTAGACAAAAAAGATGACTATAATAAATTATATGAAGAAATAGAACTATTCTTAGATACAGATATTGACATGTTATCTTTTGATTTTCATTCAAGGTGTGATCCAACAACTAAATACTATTTGGGATTTGATGGGTTACCACTACCTAAAACTGGTAGACTATCGGATTTTGAATTTATAGGTGTCAAATATTATTCATATGAAACTGAATAAATAGAATATATCAACAAATATGTACTTTAAATAAATAGAATATATCAACAAATATGTACTTTAAATAAATAGAATATATCAACAAATATGTACTTTAAATAAATAGAATATATCAACAAATATATACAATTGTATATATTTCAACTCTTTTCAACTTTTAAATTATCAAGAATATATCTAAAAATTCTTAATAAATTTTCTTTATGAATTTGATAAGAAAATATTTTAAATCCACGACCTCTATGTTCAAATATCTCAAATATATTTTCTTCTTCTGTTTTACGAACATATAAAGATATATCTCCAGAATAAAAAACAACAGAATCTAAAACATTAAGTGTAAGATTTGTTAGTTTACAATTAAATAATTCTTTAACTGTTGTCTTAATAATATTTTTAGTGTATAAAAACTTGTTCATCTCTTTAAAATAAAAATATGAATTTTCATACATATCAATTAATTTAACCGTAAATATATGTTTTGATAGTTCATGTTTCTTATTTTGTAAAATTAAAAGTTTTTCTTGAAGTAATATGATATTTTTATTAATTTCATCTACTTCATTTGTATAATCTATTTCTGTTTTATTAATTGTCGATTTAGGTGCTAAATTTAATATATCTTCTGATGGATTAATTTTTTGTTTTTCATCAAATGAACGTGATGAAAATAAACTGGATGAATAATTATATATTTGAAATTTTATATTATCTTCGGTTATACTTTGTGTTAATATACAATTTATATTTTCATAAGAATACTGATTTTCATTTAAATGACTAAGTTCATTTCTTGATATAGGTTTAATAGAACATTTATTTTTACGTGTTGATACATTGTCACTAAAATAAACTATAGATTTTCTATTTTTATATATCTCATCATATGAAACTAATATTTTAGTATCAAAACTTTTAACCAAAGATGATGATATATAAATATCTTCTAATTTAATAGTATCCTTATTAAAATTAGTTGCAAATTTATATCCTTCTTCAAGTGTTTCAGAATAAAATTTTTTAGATGATTCATCTTTGAAGAAACATTCAAACTCAATTGTATATTTGATTGACATTTTTTTAAAATAATTTATTTCTTTATTCATTTTATTTGTTCATCTAATTTTACCGTATCAATGGAATATTTATTTAATAATCTATAAAGTCTTATCATTGATTTTTCTTTATTTTTATCTTTATCTTCCAATTCATCTTCTTCAAGTTCATCATACGTGTAACAATCCCAATATACCAACGTTAAAAATGAACCATTCTCCCTTTTATAATCATGAAACAAATTAAATTCTTCTGAATGAGATAAAAATAATTCCAAACGTTTAAAATAATATTCAAGATCAGTATCCCACCCTAATGAATGATGAGTTATACAATCGGTGAAAAAGTGATAAAATGGATCAAATTCTTCCCCATTATCATCTTTATCTTCATCATAGTCAATTGATAAATTTACATCATCTAAATTATCAATGATAAGATTTAATATATTATCGTGTAAACTTCTAAATTCATTATCTAATAAATATATTTTTGAATTTATAGAAAGATTACTCATTAAATATTTAATCCTAACATACATATGTTCACATATATCATCATTGTATACAACATTTAATATGTCAACATAATCCTTAAAATTTTCAACGAACTTTTCATTTGTTTCAATGGTAATTCTGTAAAATAATGAACTTTTTATTTTATTTGTTGTGTCATTTTTTGGGTGATATCTATAAATATCATTTAAAACTTTATATATTTCTTTAGCACTGATAATGTTGGATAAATTATTTGAATTTTCTAATGAATCTTCATAATTTTTATTACAAATGTTTTTATAAAGTTTATATTCGGGTTCAATTGGTTTATTTGATGATATATTTATTGTACTAAACATATTTTTAATGAATAATTAAATTAAAAATCATTTTATAAAAATATGTCAACAAAGAAAGAAATTTACAATAGTTTATATGATAGTTCATACCAAAAAATTATATACAATGATAAATTTATAAAAAAATATAGTATTGAAAATGTTATAAATTTTACTGATGATAATTTTGATGATTTATTTGAAAATATAATAGATTGTTTTGATTTTCATTGTAAAATTAGTAATTTAGATAAAAATGGTGAATATAAAAATTCTACACTATGTGAAAAACTTAGAAATAAATGTATGACATTTTATGATGATGTAGATGATGATTCTTATCATAAAGGTTCTAATTTATTAATATTGTATAAAAATATCTATTATAATCACGGTAAATATTTTGGGTATTTTCTTGAAATAATGTTTTTTGAATTGTATGAATCTAAACATTTCACATATTTACTTAATTTATCTAAGATTGGTAATTATGAATATTTAAATGATTTATTCATGTTGTTTGAAATTATAGATGCATATTCATTGGAAGGTGAAGGTGGTAAAGATTATAATGATATAAATAAAGACACTGATTATTTAGAAGTTTTAATTCCTGAGAATTATTATCCAAAATATGGTGACATTGAACCACTTGAATTATTCATTAAACATAAAAATATAGATATAACTATGAAATTAGGTGAAGGAAAAATTTATGAATACATCCTAAATTTTTCACAATCTAATGGTGTAGAACCAGAAGAAACAATGTATAACACATTAAATTTAGTTAAGAGTATATATGAATTAGAAGATGATAAAGAATATTTATTTAATTATATATTGCCTGATATTGATGAATATAATGAAATAAAGGATTTTAAAACCCATGAAATTTTATGTGTATCAATTTTAATTTCAATAGTTGTAAATGTTTGTCATAAATATAGCAAATGTAAATATTTAGATGATAAATATGATTGGTATAATATAGTACCAGTAGATTTTGAAAACATAAATGCGAATAAAAAATATCAAAATTTATGTATGTCTGTAATTAAACATTTTGTTAATAATGATGTATTAAATTGTCACAATAATAAAAATAAAAAATAACACTTATAAAATGATTACTAATATCAAAATAAATTATACTGGTACATGTTTTGAATTATCAAATAACATTTTTATTGATAAGTGTGATATTGTCACATATGAAATTAATCTAATGATAAAAAATAATTTTATATTTGATGATATTTTAGAGTTATCATTTAGAGCTGGTGATTGTCCATTTGATGATAATGATACATTGATAATATTTAAAACTGATGATGATGATGATATATTTAGCTTTGTTTTCGATTATAATAATGTTCATCAAGAATATTTTATAACATTTGATAACTTAAAAGAAATTATACTTTATATTAACGAAAGAATATAAATATCTAAAATATAACTATAATTTAGATTTATTCCAATATTATCACAACAATTAAAAATATAAAAAAATGAAAAATATGAAGACAAAAAATTAAAAATAATGTACTCTGATAGTGACGATGATATTTTTAACTTTGGTGAAGCAGTACCCAAATATGTTAGAACATTTAGTGATTTAGAATCTGAATATGATGATAAAAAGACTGAGTATTTAGATTTTTTGAAAATATATAAGTCAAATGTTGATTGTAGTCGTGTATCTAATAGTAAAGATTTAGCAATAAAAAGACCTGAAACAACTATACATTACAAAAGTTGTTTATTGAATACAAGTAGTGTTTTAAATCATGTACTAAAACACTTACCTATAATTAGAAATGGTGAAAAATATAAAATCATTGAAATTGATGCGAATAGAGGTGAACATACACAAAGTGTTGTGTCTAGATTAAGATCAGATAATGTTTCTGTATGGATTTCAACAGACTGTGCATTTGAAAATATATTCAACTGTGTAAGAAATGATGCATTTTTCAAAGAGGTTACAAAACCTAACTTCTCAATTGGTTTAATCAAATCAAGGTTTAAAAATTTAAAACAAGAACATGAGCATAAAGTAGTAACTGATAGACGTGAACTTGAATGGTATGAAAAACAAAAAAGTGCAAAAAATGCTGTTCTTAGTGAATGTAAAGCCAATGGAACTATTATTACACCATTTCCTGTTAAATCTGCAAAGATGAATGTCTTCGATGTTATAAACAAGATAAAGGTTGATAATTTAACAAATAGTATCTTGTTTGTAGCATACCCTAAACGTGTTGAATATGGCCGTGTAAGTTCAGATATTGTGATGTTGATGGAATCATTACATGTTGAACAGATTAAATATGTGATTATTGTATGTAATACCGGAGGTGAAGATGGATCATCAACATTTTATGATGATATGAAACTTATATGTAAAACATCTTTGTGGAATAATATTTTTCATGAAAATAGAATTGCAAGAGATGATGGATTTTGTGTGAATTACAACCGCAATATGTATGTATTTTCAAGGAATAAAACTCGTATCCCAACCATTAAGAAAAGTTAAATAAAGATATATAAGTGTACAATTGTACATTTAATTCTCAACAATAAAATTCTCGTAAATAGGATAGTCTAAAATTTTAAGTTTATCCATGTCATAATTTAATCCTTTAATAGCTTTATGATAATTATTTTTATTTCCAACAAAAATATCACAAAAATACATTATGCCATCAATATTATCATCACTTTTATCAATATATTCTTGAATTAAAGTTGACCCATCACCAATATTAATTTCTAAAGTGACATTAAAATTTTTCAAATGATTAAAATCATCAACCATACAATTTTCTATGACATCATTATAATTATTTTCATCTGATAAATATTCAATCCTATCGTGTTTATTTACATTCATTATATATGGTCTACCATAATTATACATGTATTTAAATTTATCTTTATTTATTTCTGTTACCTTTAAATTTATATAATTCTTAACATATGAATTAGACCATATTTTATTGCTCATTTTTAATCGTTCAAGATTTTTATTATAATTTATAGATCTTATTTGTTTTAAAGCATTGTATGTATCCTCAGTTGCAATAAAAACTATTTTAATATCACTATGATAATCATCTTTAGATTCATCTCTTCCATAATAATGTAAAACTGTAAAACCATCATTACTTCTATAGTGATATATATCACTAAAATGTTTTATACTTTCTTCATCAGTTATACCAAGAGAATTTTTTATATTTTTAGTACAAACAATATGACCAATGTCATTTATATTACTAATATTCATATTAAGTTTCTCGTTAATATAATTTTTAACATATATTAATATTTTCATCTTGGTTATATGAAATTCAAGGTAGTTTATTATTTTGCTACTAAAATTATTAGACGACCAAATATTGACCGATGGTTTATGATTTGAGTCACCTGTAATAACTCTATATGGTAAATCACCTAAAATTGTACAATTTGGTATAATATTTTTAATATGATGAATTAGTTCTAAACTTTCATCTTTAACAAAATTAGATATAGGTTTTAATTTAATATTTCTTTGAATATTTTGAGCTAAAGTAAATTGAAACTGTTCAGTTCCATCAATTTCAACTACAGAATCAAAATAAATATCATGTTTAAAGTGATTAATTCCATTTTGTGGAAATTCAGGATACCATTCTTTGGGATCTTCTAAAAATATTCTATGGAACGTGTTAATTCTTTGTTCACCAGGATTAAGAGATTTAAAAACAACAGGAAATTTAATAAGTTCCTCGGGATTACCATAATCTTCAGTTAAATACTCAGGTTTAATACCAGTATAATTATAAAAATTTCTTGGTTTTCTTATTTTCATTAACTCTTTGATGATGATAGATGATCCTTTATTTCTATCAATGACATTAACATCAAAAAATACATTCTTTTTAAAGTGTTCCATAAATGGTATCCAAATACCAAATCCTCTATTATTGTATTTGGATAATCTATATTCATAACTTGGTGACAACTTTTCAAAATTAACAACATTATAACCATTTTTAATCGCATTATAACCACGTTCAGTTACAAATGTTTGATTATCTAATGTGGTTAAAATACAACAACAATCAATATCAAATCCAACAATAATTTCTTGGGGGCATGAATATAAACGTTTGATAATTTGAATTTTTAATTGTTTAACAGTTGGCCCATAGGTATTATCACCGTAATCGTTTTCTGAATCAAACATACCACCTCCTCTATCACCAGATATAACATTTTCATTTTCATATAAATCATGACCACATAAATCAGTTAATTTTTCAACTATTCTATTAGCAGTTTCTTGATCGCATGAATGTATAAATAAATCAATATCTGAAAAATCAACATAATAATCATAGTTGTGATTTATATAATTAGAAAGAGAAAACCCACCCGCAATACAAATATAATCTTTATAATCTATGAATACTTCTCTAATTAAACTTATTATAACATTATATTTATTTGGTACAGTTTTTTTATATGAAGAATATTTGGTTTCTATATGTTCTTCGTATTTATCAAAATCATTATTATAATCATCACTGTTATACTCATCATAATCATCATAATCGTTAAAATTATTATAATATGTAATTCCATAATTTTTCATAACTTCTTTTCCACTATCACTTATATTAACATCTTCAATTGTTAAATTTGTGTTATTTATCCTTGATTTAATACAATTAACATTTGTTACACATTGAATTTGTGTTTTGCTTGAAAACGTTTGTTCTTGACCCTTTTGAAATATCTTCTCATTTGTAACATTTTTTAAGTTCTCAAAACCATTGAATATACGACGATCCTTTTCAAGAGAATAAATTCTTGAATATTCAGATGGATACCCAAATGAACTAATAGGATTAAATTCAAGTGATTGTCTTCTATCGATCGGAGACATATCCATAATATTAAGACATGGGGTTTTATCATCAATAAATTTTAACGAGATACGTTTATTATCATTTTCATCATCATCATCTCTAGAGCGCTTCATTTTATTACTTAATAAAATCAATAATTATTTCAATAAATATGTCATAAATTTAATTCTCAACTATAAAATTCTCATATATAGGATAGTCTAAAATTTTAACCTTATCCATATCATAATTTATTCCCTTAATAGCTTTATGATAACTATTTTCAATACCCATAAATGCACCATTATGATACATTATACCATCAATATCAATATTAGTTTCACATTTATTAATATAATCTTCGAGTGAAGATTTACCACCACCAATATCAATCCTAATATTAACAAAAAAATCTTTTAAATAACTAAATTCATTTACCATACAATTGTTTATTACATCAATATAATTATTTTCGTTTGATAGATACCCAATAATCTCATCCTTACTTATATTCGTATAAATAGGTCTAAATTTATTTTGTCTAGGATTAATATCATCCATTTTTGATGTGATATATGTTTTAACATATGAATTAGAATATATCTTATCACTATTTTTTAATCGTTTAATAGTTTTAATATAATTTACACTTCTTATTTCTTTTAAAAGATTAAATGTTCCTTCTGTAGCAATAAAAACTATACAAGTATTATAAATATTATAATCTTTAAGTTCATCTCTACCATAATAATGTAAAACTTTAAAATCATATGTACGGTTAATGAAAATATTTTCATCTTTAGTTACATTTAAAGCATTTTTTATATCACTGGTAAAAACAACTCTTCCAATGTCATTTAAATTACTAACATTCATATTTAAATTATCTTTTATATAGTTTTTAACACTTAATAATACTTTAACTTTAATTATATTATTATCAATTTCATTTTTAATTTCATAATTTGTAATATTAGGTGACCAAATGTTAACATTTTGTTTATGATTTGGATCACCTGTGATAGCTCTATAAGGTAAATCTCCTAAAATTGTAACACCAGGTACAATATTTTTAACATATTCAATTAATTCTAAACTTTCATGTTTTACAGAATCAGATACAGGTTTTAATTTAATATTTCTTTGAATATTTTGAGCTAAAGTAAATTGAAATTTATTATTTGTAATAACCGGAACGATGGAATCAGAATAAATATCATGTTTAAAATTATCAATTCCATTTTCTGGATATTCAGGATACCATTCTTTGGGATCATTTAGGAATATTCTATGGAATGTATTAATTCTTTGTTCACCAGGATTAAGAGATTTAAAAACAACTGGAAACTGAATTGGATCTTTTGCAACACCATAATCTTCAGTTAAATATTCAGGTCTATCATTAACTTCCTTGTAATAATTTCTCTGTTTACGTGTATTCATTAATTCTGTAATTATAATAGATGATCCTTTATTTCTATCAATAACATTATAATCAAAAAATACATTTTTCTTAAAATGTTCAATAAATGGTATCCAAATACCAAATCCTCTATTATTGTATTTGGATAATCTATACTCATAACTTGGGGATAACTTCTCAAAATTAATAACATTATAACCATTTTTAATCGCATTATAACCACGTTCAGTAATAAATGTTTTATTATCTAATGTGGTTAAAATACAACAGCAATCTATATCAAATCCAACAATAATTTCCTGAGGACATGAATAAAGACGTTTAATAATTTGAATTTTTATATTTTTAACATTTGGACCATCTGTTAAATCCGTGTTTTTATTATCAAACATACCCAAATCATCACCCATTATGACATTTTCATTTTCATATATATTAGGACCACACAAAACAGTAAGTAAACTAGTAATTTTATTAGCTGTTTCTTGATCACATGAATGTATGAATAAATCAATATCTGAAAAATCAACATAGTAATCATAGTTATGATTTATGTAATTAGAAAGAGAAAAACCACCAGCGATACAAATATAATCCTTATATTCTTTAAATACTTTTCTAATTAAACTTATTATGACATTATATTTATTTGGTATAGTTTTTAAATAATCATCATAACTTTTATTATTATTTCCCTTAGAGTATTTAAAATCATGTTTATTATTATAATATGTAATTCCATAGTTTTTCATAATTTCCTTTGCTTCTTTACTAAAATTAACAGTGTTAATATCTACATTTGGAACTTTTATTTTTGATTTAATACAGTTAACATTTGTAACACATTGAATTTGCGTTTTTGATGAAAATACCTGTTCTTTACCTTTATGGAATATCTTTTCATTTGTAACATTTTTTAAGTTCTCAAAACCATTGAATATACGACGATCCTTTTCAAGAGAATAAATTCTTGAATATTCAGATGGATACCCAAATGAACTAATAGGATTAGCTTCAAGTGACTGTCTTCTCATTTCGGGTGTCATATCCATTAGATTTGGAACTAAAGTTTTGTCATCAATAAATTTTAAGGTGACACGTTTATGTTCATTAGATTCAATTTCATCATCTCTAGTACGCTTCATAGATCTTTTATTGAAATAATTATTAAAAATTTATGTAAAAATTATGATTAAGATCGATATGATATTAATTTTATCTGTGTATAGAAAGAAATACGTAGAGAGTGGGCTTACAACAAAAGAAATAGAAACGTTATTAGGTACCATAACAACTGAAGAAACTGAATTTATTACAACTTGGAATACTAATATAAATTCTAAATTTATCAATGATACATTTAGTTATTATTATCATGATTATGATACAAAGGATATCGTCAAATATCTTGAATATAGGTATTTTGTTCATTTTCCAATTCCTATGTCATACATTCCCAGTTCTAAAAATAAATCATTGTATGTAATTTTATATTTTCATTATTTAGGTTATGATATTTTTAGAATAAATAAAGAATTTAATGAAAAACAAATTGAATCTATTATGACAAATAGAGGGATCTGCGTCGTAAATGCGGGTTGTGGTACGGGTAAGACAACAACAGCATGTCGTAAGGCTTATGAATTTAGAAAAGAAGGTGTAATTTTCGTGTCGTACACTAATTCATCTGTAAATGAAGATAAAAAACGAATGTATGACTATCCGGGGACATCATCATTAATGGCAACAGATAAATTCAATAAAAATTATGTATTTGGAACAATTGATAAAATAGCTGCTTTTATAAACAATGAAGTGTTTGAAACATATGATCATTCAATTAAAAATGCAAGTAATATTGTTAAAATGGGAAATCAACATTTCGTACAAAAACATATTATTGTGGATGAAGCACAGGATATTGATGATATTAGATTTAATTTTTTAATGAATTTATATTTTTATGGAGGATTTGAATCAATAACAATTTATGGTGATCCTAGACAAAAAGTCAGTGAATCTGGTGGTAAAGAATATAAAAAATTATGGATTCATTCAGGTACTTCTACAAATTTAGTATTCGGTGAAACTTCATCTAGATTACAACGTATTGCATTTACAGAAACTTATAGGTTTAAAAATGTACAATTATTAAATATGATAAATTCTCTATCTACTAGGAGACCAAATTTACATTGTGAATTAAGTATTGCAAAAACAATTACAGAAATAACAAATACTAAACCAATTGTATCATATAATCTTACAAATAGAAATGAAGATGAAATAATGACAGATATTTGTAATTTTATTAAATATAAACATCATAATGATAATGAACCATATTCTGAATTCCTTGTATTAGGACCATCACTTGAAAATGATAATAAAACTTCATTATTTTCTAGAAAAATTACATCATTTTTTAGAAACCATGATATACCATGTAAATTATTTTCAGAAGGTGCATATGAATCTAATGGTATTTTATTTTCAACAATTCAATCGGCTAAAGGACGAGAAGCTAATTATATATTTGCATTTGGAATGAATAATTATCCGGAATCATTCTCAATGATCCCATACGATGAAGCAGAAAGTTTAATATTTGTTTCTCATTCTAGAGCGTGTAAACAAATGTTTTATATCAATAATGTTTCAGAAATGATTTTACCTAGAGGTATCACATTAGAACATATTCAAAATACATATGAAGGTAAATCATTTCAAAGTATTGAAAATGCTGAAGAAGAATATGTACCAAGTGAGAAGAAATCCGTTACTAAACTTATAAAATGTTTTGATTTTGCTAAACTTATGGAGTCAAATGAATTAAAAATATTACCAGAAGTTACAAAATTAGATTTACCAGAACTTCATATACCAAATGATATATCATTAGATTTCTTTGGAACAATGATTGGTTTAGGTATACAAATACATTCTGAAAATAAATTACCCGAAATTTATTTTAAATTTATGCGTGATGAAATTAGAAGTAATGATAAAACTGTATATGAAGAAATTAAACGTAAAGATATAGATAATGATAGTATAGATAATATTAGTGAAACTACAAAATATATGTTGATGTATACAAAAATTGAAATGATGAATACTAATATTGAAATGATGACAAATGAAGATTATTATCTTTTAACAACATTAATATTTTTTATTCATAATGGTGGTATGTTAGAATATAAACCAGATGAAAATTTTGATTTAAAATCATATTTTAAACAAGTATCTAATACTATCATGAAAAATTATGGTCAAACATTAGGATCTGAAGTAAAAATTGATGAAAGTAATATATGTGGTAGTATTGATATTTTAACTGAGCATGCAGTTATTGAATTAAAGGTTAAAAAGGAAGTTGATCAATTTGATTATCTACAAACATTTCTATATAAAGCTTTAGGTAAACATGAAAGAAATCATGCTATTCTTATTAATTTAAGATTAAGAAAAACATTTATTATCAAAAGTAATAGAATAATAGAATACTGGTTATATTTAATTAATGGTTATAATTCTATAAGAGAACAAGTTAGTTTCACTCGTTATAAAACTAGGAAAGAAAAAGTAATGTTACAATTTCCAAACAATTCATTTTGTATTGACACAGAATTTAATTGTGATTCAAAGACAATATTTGAAATTGGTATATTCAATATGAATGATCCATTTAGAAGTATAATTCAAACAATTAATATACCAAAAGATCAATTACCATTTGCTAAAAATTGGTTGGATATGTCTAGTGAAATGTTTCAAACATCATTTTCATTTAATTATGTTCAAGAAATGTTTAAACGTGTTGTTTATTTATATGATACAAAACCTACATTATATTATTATATTTGTCCGGTTGATCACAGTTGGTGTAACTATGCTAATATTTACGATGTTGGTAAAATTACTAAAGAAGTTGCAGTTAAAAGAGGAACATTTCGTAGTAGAGTATCTTCACCTAAGTTATCGGATTTTTATAATTCACATGTTGAATTTCTAAGTTCTCAACCACATTTAAAACATCATACTGCAATGTCTGATAGTTTAATGTTATATTCTATTCTTAAAATGTTAAACATATTAAATGAAAATAAATAATAATGTTTTTAAAAAAACATGTCTAATTCAAATTGTACTAATATGAAAACTTTTGATAACAAAACTTTATCTGAACATGTAAATGTTAAACGCGAAAGATATTTGAGTGAATTTGGTGAATCTAAATATTTTGACGAAAAACACTATAGAAAATGGTGTAAAGAAAATAAGAAGCGTAAAACATCACAAAATCCTATGGTGATAGAGCAAGCACGAATTAAAAAGGAAGCACAAAAAAAGAAAATGCTTTTGAGACACGAGCAAAATAGACAAAGGGAGTTGGAACACATAGAAATACATAATCTGAGATATTTAGATATTTATAAAATATTTGATAAGGAATATTATGATAAGTTTTACAATGACAATTTGGGAATTGAAGATATAGAAAATAGAAAACGTTATTTAGAATGTAGAAGATTATCATACATAAATAGAAATCGATTGAAAGAACCAATTGATGAAAAGAAATATAATGATTGGCAAACTAAACTTATAAATGGGTATTTAAGTGAATATGGTCACTTACCACCATTAATGTAAAAGTTTTATTTGAGTAAATCGGTAAATTTTCTTGGGTGATAAAACTGTCAAAAAGTAAAATTTTTGAAGAAATTTTTTATACATTTTTTCAGATGTGATAAATTTTTCAAAATATAAATAGAACTTTTTAATGATTAATTAGATCAAAATAGTATATCAGAGTAAAAATTTTCTTGAATGTTAAAGGTGTCAAAAAGTAAAATTTTTGAAGAAATTTTTTATCCATTTTTTCGGATGAAACAAATTTATACATAATTATGTATAAAAAATTAAATAAATATATCAACTATATTAAATAGTTATAATAATAGAAATTTCTATTATTTTCAATGTAAATTTTATGTATTTTTCTGGATTTTAGTTAAAATTTGTATTTTTATATTACTTGATCAAATTTTATTATTAAAAAATATTATTAAAGTAGTATAAAAATCTAGAAAATCCAGAAAAATTTATGTTTTTTTTGTCGTTAGGATTTACAAAAATTTTTTGGAGTATATTTTTACATGTTACTTTCCATTTTTTAATCGATTTTTATTACATCTATTATTTTTTAATGGACAAAATTTTTTAATGAATATGATGATAGAAATTTCTATCAATTTTATTATACCGTTAAATTATTGATGTGTTAAAATTTTTAAAAGTGTCTTCAAAAATTAAAAACTGTCAATTTGATATTTTTCAAACTCAAAAAAGTGCTCTGAATAATAATAGGGAGAGTGATTTTTAAGCACTTTTTTTACTTGACCATCCGACTGGCAGACGTCTCTGACTTTTTGAAAAGTGACATTTTTACTAAATTTCAAAGTGATTTTTTGTATTTTTTAACAATTTTAAATAATAAAAATCAGTCTAGTATACGAGTGTAACATAAAATTCAGAATATAATAAAAATAAATTATAACATGCATAAAACAATATTTAAATATTTATAATAATAGAAATTTCTATTGTTTTTATTAGTTTTATTTTGATATTATAGAGAATTCAACCGTCAGAGTAAAAAATTTCTTCAAAACAGCGAAGAAAATTATTTTACTGGATTTTACTGGAATTTTCTGGATTTTCCTATACTTCACAATAAACTCAACAGAAAAACGACATAAAACAACTAAATTATTGAGGAATCAAAATTCAGATTTTTTCATATATTCACTAATTATTTTTTAACAAAAAAATTTGATCAAGTAATATAAAAATCAAATTTAAATGATCATTTAAATTTGATTTTAAGGGTATTTTTAGTAGTTTATTCCAACAAATCTAGTGAATTCGACCATCAGAGTAAAAAATTTCTTAAAAACAGCGAAGAAAATTATTTTCGTAGATTTCTCTGGAATTTACTAATTTTTTCTACTTCACAATAAAATCGACATCAAAACAATAGAAAACAACTAAATGATAAATTCAGATTTTAACATATTTTTAATAAAATTTGATCAAGTACTACAAAAAATAAGAGTAAAAGGTTAATAATTTAATTAAATTATTACTAAAATATGGATATCAAAGAGTTTATTTTAAAAACTAACCAAATTGTTAAATATGGTAATAAGAACTTCCCAATGGATTACTTAGATTATGTGTCAAAGAATTTTAATATGTTAAAAACGTATGATATAGGTATCAATAACAAATTTAAAGATAATTTGTTATCATTATTATCAAATTCAAATGCAATTGAATATGCATGTAAACAGGATATAAGTAGTATCGTTAAATATTTTATTACACATGGACACTCTGATAAAGGTATATTAGAATTATGTATTGAAAATAATTCTTTAGATACTATTCATATGCTTAAAACTTATAAACAAAATAATTTTAACAAAGATAATGTTAATTATGATGTTTTACAACAAATAGATTCATTTATACCTAAAGAAAATTTATTTCAAATGAATAAAAGTTTAAATAATGAGGGTATAAATAAAAACAAACATTTAAATTTAAATAAAGAATATTCATTGAAATTTTATTTGGATGAAAATTTCAGAAAAAAAGTACTTAGTAAAGTTAATAACAATATGAAACAGATATCTCTTAATTTATCTAATTGTTCAGTTACTGATGCTTCAGCTTTAGGTAAGGTTCACACTTTAAATTTAACTAATTGTCCAGTTACTGATGTTTCAGCTTTAGGTAAGGTTCACACTTTAAATTTAACTAATTGTCCAGTTACTGATGTTTCAGCTTT